AGCCTAGAGGCTTGCCAGTAGAAGAATCAGGGTAACTCGTGTCCAGAGACACTGGGCTGTGATAGCTGAGTACGGTAATCGGTGTGGTGTTTAGCTTAACCTCACGCACCTCACGCATATCTGTCGGAAGGGCAATATACTCATCGCCAGCCGTTAGTGTAGCCGTTGACCGCTTTTCCTGTTCGCGTGTTTCTAACTCGCGTGACATCCGGCCTTCTGCAAGCTGGATAAAGTTAGGTATCTGCGCGGTCAGGTCATCCCTTGCCAGAAAGTTGGCAATAGCTGTCTTGAGTTCTGAATAAGTGCCAGCGTCTTCAAGAGGTGATGATACAATACATTGGGTATTTCGGCAATGTGCGCCATGTGCTTCTGCGTTCCGCGCATCTGACCATAATTCCAGTCATCGCTCATCTGTTTGTTGATCTTTAGCAGGGTGTCAAACTTCTGCTCAGTAACAATGTGATCACCCTCAGTATCGCTCTGAAGGTACACGGTCTTCCCTGTTGTGGGGTCAGTAATCAGGGGGCGTTTCATAAATCACCTGTGTTAATGATAATGATAATTATTCTCATTCGCAAAAGAGAGGGGCGGCGAACCGCCCCTCTCAGGATTGGTTAGGCGGCAGTACCGTCTAGGTCAAGCACAGCGGCGTGAGCCTTTGGTGCTAGTGGCTTGAGTGTCCATTCGCAGATGATCTGGAACTTCTCAGCGTCACCAGTAGCCGCAATGCTGTTCTCAGCAAAGTTACGACCGTTCAAGGTGGCGATTTCAACAAAGTCTGGATCAATCAAGAACAACTTGTCGTTGCTCATGAAGCGTGATGGGCTAACCTCAATCGTGCCAAAGTCAGTCAGATAGACAGAGGTTGAACCAACATAGGTGACTTCCTTTGCCTTCGTCATGTTCACTTGGTTGTTAACCAAGTTGCTGGATGCACTGAGGTCAGAGAACACAGCGCGGTTGGCGGCAGATGTCACCATCATCTTTGGTGAACCACCGTCCGTCCAAGCGTCCTGCATACCGTCATCAATGAGTGCCAGTGACAGACCACGAGAAGCGGCTGTACCAACAGTCACAGCGTCAGTTCCAAGACCAGCAGAGAAGGTTGAACCAGAGCCAACAGAACCGTTGGTGATCCAAGTCATCAGCGATGCTGATTTACGAGGGTCAGAGCCGGAACGTGCTACGTTGGTGTCGCCGATTGCCTTCTCAATGTCGCGGCGCAGTTCCAGAGATTTCAGCACACGCTGATACTGGGATTCACGCTCACGACCAGCTTTGTCAACCTGTTCCAAAGTGTTGGAAACAGCATAAGCCTTCTGTGAGATTTGCATATAGTTACCAGCGCGAACAGTTGGTGTTGCGGCGGCGATTGACGCATCAGCACCTTCAGTTGCAAAGTTGGTAGCACTTGCGGCGGCTAGTTCCTGAATCTGCCACTCAAGGAAGATTCCGTTGCCAGTTGATTTTTTAACCGCAGAAAAAATTGGCGTCTCATCTGGGTCAATACGATACACGACATTTGCAAGCTGTTCGCGCTCACCAATGGCATCTGATGTGGTAAAAGTGGTCATAATAAGCTCCTGTTAACGACCTGACATTAAAAATTCCACCGCCGCATCAACAGACTTAGTTCTCGTAAGTTTGTTCATAGCGTCACGGCGTTGACGAGTTTGAACTTGAGCTTTTGTCTTGGGCTGACCGCCCTTTGCAACCTTTGGTGCGCTTTGGACTTTCTTCTTGACAGCAGGGGCATCCTTCTGGAGCTTGTCGTACTGCCATGCCTTATACAGCATCTCAATCGCTCTTGCGTCAGACGCATTTGCAATCTCTTGTTCGCTGAAGCCGATAACATCCTGTGCATATTTAATGACATCAAGACGCTCTTTGTTTCTGCGACCCTCATCACGCCATGCCGGAATACGCTCCAGCATTTCTGTTTTTTGTGTCGCCAGATGCTGTTGCATCTGATGTTGCGCTTCAACGCTTTGCTGTTGAGCGATGCGCTCTCGCTCTTGTTCGACTCGCGCAATTTCTTCTTTGCGCTTATCGTACTCGGCCTTCATCGCAAAAAGCTCTTTAGCTTCATATTGCTGACTTAGTGCCGTCCAGTCAGGTTCGCTAGGAATTGTCTGCTGGAGTTGGTTGCTTAATTGCTCAAGCTGTTGAGCGTAGTAATCACGATACTGCTTTGTTTCTGCGGCCTCTTGTTCAAAGGCTTTGCGTTGCTCTGCTAGTTCCTGACTACGCTTTGTAAAATGCTGTTGACGGCTGTATCCTGATCTGAGTTCATCAAGCGTTACCTCGTATTCCTGACCATCGACTTTGACGGTATAGACTTCGGGTTGCTCTGGCTCGTCACTTTCTTCAGTGTCGTCCTCAACATCTTCGCCGTCATATTCTTCGGCTTCAGCTTCGGGTTCATCTACCTCAGCTTCGGCTTCGTCATACTCAGGCTCTGAGACTTCTGGCTGTTCTTCAACTGCCGTTGCCTCTACGCTCTGTTCATCGTCAACCTTGTCCGGCTCTGGGGGTTGCATTAACAGGCTTATTGCATCTTGTGTTGATATTGCGCCGTTCTCATTAGAGTTATCGGTACTCATCACTTTATCCTTTATAAACTAAATTGAGGTTTCATTTCAAGCCACCTAGACTTGTCTTCGCAATCTTACCATCCATGACCACACTTTCGATGTGTCCACGCAATGCAGTAAGGGCTTGCAGAAGCTGGTAAATGCGCTCACGGTTCTCAGTGTCGGAGACACCAGATTCCTTCCACGCAGTAATAAATTGATTTTCCAGATACGAAAACGACTCTTGTAGGATTTCGTTTCGCAGGAGTGCCGCCGCCTTTTCGCCGCGATCCATACGCTCACGCAGTTTTCCTTCATTCATGATAAGAGTGTATATCCTTGTAAGTTATAGGGGTCAGTGTACATACTTGGGCGTGTAGCCGCGCCTCTGCGGAAAGCTGTATTTGCCGCCGCAAAATCCTGTGGTGTGCCAAAGCCAGCCTCTAGCAATCCTGATGGTGGCTGGTCAAGCAATCCAGTTCGAGCGTAGTAATCGCCTGATGGCGCAGTTGGTGCAACTGGTGCTGTTGGCTGAAATGGACTAGTAGCACTTGTGTCCATAACACAGGCTTGCAGTGTTTCGTTAAAATAGTAACCTGTCGGGCATCTGGCGCGGCCTTCTTCATCGACAATAGGTGCGACTTGCACAGGTGGCTCTCTGCCGTCTGGCGCGGATGGTGGATTAACCAAGTTAGAAAATGCCCCAGTGTAACCAGCTTGAGGCATGCCAGAATAAGTTACGCCAAATTTTCCTTGATTAATACTGCCAGCAGTTCCAATAGGTGCTGTCACCCTTCCTGTTGGGCTAAGACCGACATTCGGCATACCCATCAAACTTACCGCTTGCGCCAATGCCGCTTGCTCTGGTGTCTGCCCAGAAAGAAAAGAAGCTATTTTCCCTATTGATGTTGCGTTAACCATTTGTGCTTGTTGCAGTGCGTTATTAAAAGCTATATTTGCTAATTGCTGTGATGCGGCCTTGCCAATGTATCCCTCAACTGCCGCTTGTTGCGCGGCTTGGGCTTCTGCTTGCGCAATAGCTTGCTGGGCTTGAGCTACCGCTTGAGCCGCCGCGACATCAGCCGCTAATCCTCTGCCATCACCGCTGATGGAACTGCCACCAATACTACCTGCGCCACCTGCCGCCGCACCAACACTTGCCCCAATACCGCCAGAACTTCCTGCCGCAGTAGCACCAGTATCCCCAGCAGGTCTGTAAGATGGTACGCCTCTGTGCATCTGACCAGAGCCGCCCATGCGCTTTAACAGGTCACCTTCCTGTGGCGTAATGTAAGCCAACTTGTGAGGCATCCCCTCAATCGTTGTACGCTTTGGTAAGGTTACATTGTTAGCCATATCTACCTCGGTAAGTTGGTGCTGATCTCAGCGTCAGTCTGCGCCTTGATTGCTCTGAGTTGCGCCTCTGCCGCGAGTTCCTGCCGCCGTAGCTCTAGTTCGGCTTGCATCTTCTCACGCTCTAGCTGAATCTCCATCTGCATACGCTCACGCTTCAGTGCCATCTCTTGCTGAAGTTTAGCCATGTCCATCTGCGCCTGTGCCGCATTGGGGTCTTGCTGTGGCTGTTGTTGCATCGCTTGCATCTGCATAGCAATCTGTTGTGGATTGTTAAAGAATTGGTCAGCGTCCTTGAAGCCGCCAATCTCTGCAATGCTTCTCAGCGTTGACACATACTGCGGTAGGCTAACAACAGGATTGTCTGCGCCCAGCGTTTGCAGTATCTGTTCCTGCTTTGCCGCAATAGCTTGCAAGAACGCAATCTTCTGCTCATCGTCAGCCGTACCTAAGCCCACCTGAACAATGACATCAAACTCACTGTGCCACTCAGCCGGATCAATCGGCACATAGCTGTTACGCAGTCTGACAATCCGTGGCTTGTTATCGTACTTGGTGATTAAGTGCAGGATGCCCTTGAACAACTGCTTCACGCCACACTCAGCCATGGTTCGAGCGTAGGATTCGAGCTTTACCTGTGCGCCCCTGACAGTCGCGCTAATAGCACTAGCTGTTGTGGATTGCAGGGCATTAGCATCAAGACCTTGTGATGCCTTGCTCATGCCTGTGCGCTGTTCCTTGACCGAATCTAGATATCCTAGCAATGGCTGGATTTCATTGCCGACAGGATTGCCCTGAATAGGCTGGATCATGCCACTTTGACGAACCCGAATTACCCCGCCAGCCGTGCCATCTAATAAATCATCGAAATTTACCATGCCCTCGACGGCGGCTATGCGTGGCAACGTGCTGGTATAAACGCTGTCCAGATACTGACGCATCAGTGTGGACTTAATTACCTGCAAGTCCTGCGTCATGTCATAGATAGAACGCCCGATCAGGCGGTGTGGCATCAGAATGGGGCTGACAACTGCAAATGGAATGTGATCAAATGGCTCATTGCTGATGATTTCAGTGCCACCTTCGCCGATAGCGACAATCCGGCGTAACTCAGCAATCCCATCGTCATCGACATCCACTTTCATATAACATTCGTAATACACAACCTCTGCCAGTGTCGGGTCTGCCGCATCAATGCCAGTGTTTGCTTCCAAGTCCTGATAACGCACTGAGCGTTCTTCATCGAGGTCAACATCACTGCCTGTGCCAGCGTGACGCTCAACAGTCTCGCGGTCATAGCCCATTGCCACCAAGTCACTCACAGTCATGCTCGTTCGGTGCGCCACAAAATGCGCCTCGTCTAGATCAACGGCGCGGCGGTTAACCAGAAACTCCTCTGGTGGAATATTGATAATTCTGATCCTGCCGGACTTGCGTTTAACCTTAACAGTAACACTGAACGAGCTTTCGAGAGGCACTTCCTCGCCTGTCTCCTCGTCCACCATGTAGGCGTTAACTGTCTCAGAAATCGTGCCGACCAGTTCATAGTCTGGGTTGGACATCAGCGCGGCTAATTCGATCTCGCTGAGGTTCTCGTATTCTTCCTCAGTGACATCCTCTTTTTCTTCATAGTAATACTTGACGACACCAAGCCGGAACAGCAATGCGTCCTTGAACCAGTTGTACAGGACTTTGTAGCCCTCGTTGTCGTGATTGATGATGTAATTGCAGTAGTCAGTAATCTGCTCTGCTCTCTCAACATCCTCTGCGGTTCTCGCCGCAAACCGCACATATTGGTCATTGGCTGTGAACACACGCATCAGGTTAGGCATAATCTGTTCGATGGTATCCGCTACGTCTGTGCTGATAACCTGTGAACGACCCTCAATCTCGTTGCCAAGTGGCTCACCCATGTAGAAGTCAAGGGCGCGGATACGCTCTGCGCTGTACTCGCTGTCAAAGTGATTAAGCGAGTCCCTGATTTCAGCAGTTACGATGCTGTTAAGTTGATAGTCGTCCATTTTTGCCATTGCGTTTTACCTTTGCGCCATATACGCATTTAGTCTCAGTATCGCATATTTTGTGCGTAACGCAATTCGCGCAACGCTCAAACTCACTCTTTGGTTCTGGCTTTTTTGCCGGAAAAGGCTGTCTTGGCCTTCTGTATAATCGAGTTATCATCCTTCACCTTGCCTGACATAACATTGCCATTGCTTGTAATCACAGGCACTGGCTTCGGCTGTGGTAGCTCAATAGATACAGCATTTCTCTTTTGGATACAACGCCCCATGCTTTCGCAACGTCCGCGATAAGGGCAGTCTGGACATACATTCATGTTTTCTTTCTCCGCTTTTTAGCTTTCCGCGCCACATCCAGCGCAATAGCTGTTGCCTGTTTCTGAGACTTGCCGGACTTCATCTCGCGCCGGATGTTCTCTGATATGCTCTTTTTGCTGTAACCTTTGATGAGTGGCATTAGTACCTTCCCAACAGTGAGTTTCTAAAAAAGTCAATTTCTTCTAACATTCGATCGTCAACAAGCTGTTTTGGAACTTGTTTATCTATGGTATATTTTATGTTTGGTCTGTCGAAAAATGGCCTACCAGAATCAGGTCTAGGATTAGCTAAAAAGTTTCCTGCCTCATCCATGTAACGATCTGCGACATCCCTAAACAGAATGAGATCAGGAATAGGAATATCTACCCCACCAATATATTCGCCCCCAATTATTCCTGCGTCTGAATAAGTTGGGTGAGTTGGGACGGTAGAAATATCAGCATATGGATCAATCTTACCAATC